AGATCCGTCTATCCAATACATCATACCTCTAAAAACACTTGCTAAATCTTTTAAAACCTTATATGCTTCTTCCCTGCCTATTAAATAAACATTACAAGTAAATCTGGGTTCTTCAGACCCTTTTCCATTATCAACTAGTTCATCACAATATCTAGCTATTTGATACAAGGTATATTTATCTATTTCATCCTCTTGTAAATATTCTCCTAGCCCATATTCTTTATTTGTCAAGATATCATAAAAAACCCATGCAGGATTATTACAATAAACTTTTGAGGCATTTATATCAGTAACAGCTAAAGTTTCGTCGCCTCTAAAAGAGCCATCCCAAGTTTGATACGTACCAGCATCTAATCCTGTACCCTTTTGTCTAGTGTATAATGCGCCTACGCTACCCACTTCATCTCTAGGAAAATAGTTGGTCGGTACTTTTATTTTCATACCCCTTAAATGATAAGCTCTGGTCGGAGGTTGTTGAAAATCTTCAGCAGAAAAACTTACCGCCCCATACGCTGTTAATGGGTAAGAGAATTTATCAAAAATATATGCAGTGACGTTTTTGATAAGACAATTAGCAATAAAAACATTATCTGAGGGGCAATACTCTCCTAAAACTTCTGGACTAAGCCTTCTTATTTCTATTTCCCAATCTTTAAAAGGTTTGTACCTATCTAAATTTATAGTAAATTCTTTTAAAAATGAACTATTTTTATTTTTACCAGAAACAACACCAGAACTATATCTACTACCGCCGTACCCATAATTATTATGGGCATAATTAATTAAATTACTAGCAGCATTTCCTTTGACATCTGTAGTAAACGGCCATGAAGGAATATTATTTGCAAATTTTGCACCACCGTTTCCCGCTCCTGTGCCATAGTCTTTTCCATATATAAGTCTAGATTGGGTAGTCGGAGTTCCTCCTATATCTGTTGTATAGTTTAAAATAATTTGAAATTCTACATACGTTGTTCTGGATTCTCCCTCTCTTCCCTGGTGCCTCAAACCCGCAGGAAATTCTATAGCTACTTTTACAGCATCTATCTCTGTATAGGAATATTGACTAAAATTAAAAGTATTTCCATTAATTTTTATAGGATTCTGACTTCCTCCAGCATAGGAGGATCTTAGTAAATCACTACCATTACCTATAATAACGGAAGCAGAGGGGGCTCCTGCACCCCTGTTCATTACTTCTAAAGGTTTTTGATATCTCGTACCTGTTTGAACATAACCGTATGTGTCGTCATAACTGACAGAAGGTGTAGTGGAAGAAGGATATTGAACTGCTGGAGAAAGTCTACAATTTGCATCGGTGACGCTAGTAGAAATTGCACTTACTAGTGTACAAGAATCATCTGTCAAACCTGAAGTGCTTAATTTTGTTATTTCATCTACCGTAACTATAATCCCTGCAGGTCTGGGAGTTTCTATAGGTGGATATATATCTACAGAGTTTCCAGAAGTACCATTTAGCCCTATGATAATTCCAACATAGTCTTTACCGTCTATACCAGCTCCATTAATTCTTATAATATGCTTTAAAAAATCACTAGCGGCTACAGAATCCGTTCCAGTATAATTCAAGGTATATTTCTCTTCGAAAAATGAAGTAGCGGTTACATTTACAGTAGTAGCTCCTTTATATAATATATTAGTGGTGGTGGTTTGAGTTCCTGTACCAAAAATTTGTAAGTACCTATCTCCTTCATCAAAGTTTATATTGGCAAATAATCCATTTGCATTAGTTACAGAAGTTCCTGATGCTGAGCATTTTCCAGCAACCCCCCTTAAAGTATTATACTTTGTTTTGGATAGTAATGAAGTACTATTTAAATAAATACCAGACATACCGCCAACTAAACCTTCTATTTCTCCACAAGAAAGTAAGTCTATTATATATCCATATTGTTTTTCTGTATAAGCCATTTTACACTCCTCGAGTACTAACTATAAATACTCCATCATCTATTAAACTTTGACCTGTTAATACAGGGTTTACAGCTAAAGAGGTAGAAAAATTAAAAGAGTTTTCTGTTACTGGAGGATTTGATCCTTCTCCACCATTAAAATTAAGAGCACTGTTACCTTGAGAAGTAGTAGTGTTTGTACCCTCTACAACATCGCCCCTTATTACTGCAGGTGCTGAAGAATAGTATGCAGAAATTGCTCCGCCCCCTACTATTAGTTCTCCATAAAGTACTGGAACAGGTAGCCCCTGGGTTATATTATTTACTGGACCATCAAATAAATAACTTTGATCATTTTCGTTTTCTGTCTCTGGGCCTGGAGCGGTGAGTTCCGTAATACCTTGAGAAATAAGACTGATGCCTGCCGGTATTAAGTACGGGGCTAATGGTTGAAAAAGAATCCCTACTACTACTAAAATAATTCCCGCTAATATTTTTAAACCTTTTTTTGCTCCATCTGGTACTTCTACTATAATAATTTCTTCATTATCTATAGTTTTTAATAGAAGATCTTCAGGATTTTCTAAAATGTCCTTACCTTTTTTAATCTCATACGCTACTCCTAGTTTATCGGCATTTATTAAGTATTGCTTAAACCCTTTAGTTTGACACTCTATAAGTTTAAAAATATCTCTGATATTACTACAATTAGTTTCCCAAACTTCTCCAAATTTAGCAATATTTCCAACTAAACGAACTGTTTGCATCTGTTATACCTTTTTATATACTTATTCCACCCGGAATATATAGATTCTCTACAAGAAAGTCTATTCTCTGCGTGATGCAAAAATAAACCTTCGCCTAAATAAATACCACAATGATTGGGGATATTTGAATAAACATTAAATGTAATTACATCATGGACTTCTGGCTCTTCTACTTCTATAAACCCAAATGATTCATATAAATCATCAAAATAATTCAATCCTTTTTCCCACCAATCATCTTCAAATTCTATACTTGGAAGTATAATGCCTAACTTTTCTCTATAATAGTCTCGAACTAAAGAATAACAGTCATTTTTTCCAAACTCATATGTTCTTCCTAGTAGAGGGGTTTCTTTATACTCAGGTACATGGGTAAATTTTTTTAACTCTGGTATTGTAAAAACTATATAAGGAATATTTAAAAAATTACTTGTTGCAATATCTTTTTCACTCGGACCTTCGGTAGAATCCGGATGACTATGAATTATAGCATATATGTCTCCAGATAAACTTGCTTTAATATATTCACCTGGATCTATTTTAAAAGAGTTTTCTTTATCCTCAGCTACATTAGTACAAGGAACCCATTTTAGTTTTCCTCTTTGGTTTAATAATATTCCACAACCCTCTTCTGGATAACAATCTATAAAATATTCTACTATTTCTTTATCTTCTTTGCTGTACACCAGGAAACCCACCAAATCTTAAGTATTCAGTCTTTCTCAGACTAGTGCTGGGGACGTCTGTAGAATTTAACTGAATTGCATGATATCTTAATGAACAAGAAGTTATTTTTTTGCCGCAACGATCCCCAATTGTCCAATACCTTCCTTCCTGTAAAGAATTTACTACATTAGTATCTACTGAATATAGTTTTATTCTCCATAAAGTTCCGGAATCTAGTACATATTCATTAAATCTTTTGTTTTTATAGCCATAATAAGTTGTTCCTACAGAATAAGTTTTATAGGCTCTAACTCTTCTCCAATTAGTTTTATCAGTATCTGATGGAGTAGGAGGAAAAGCAGTTAAAGCCTGCCAATAGCTATAGTCAGATACAGGAGTTATCGTAAGACCATCTGTACTAAATCTATCTAGGTTTTCTGCTGTTCTTACTAAATCTCCCACAGCCTCGGAACCAGTATAGTTGGAAAAAGCCGTTATATTTAAAACATATTCATCTAACTCATTTACATATAGTGCAATCCCATTAACATCACTATATTCTAAAAATTTGCTTTCCCAATCGCAGCCTCCAGTCCTAGTATTTCTTGGTCTTGATCTTGCTGCTTCTTTATATTTAAATGGGCATGCTCCCCCAACTACAACTCTTTTTGGAAGTTTTATCCCCTCTAAATCAAAAGGGGCCGCTAACTCAAAAGTTACTTTAATTATATTTTTTTCTTTAATTCTATCTATATAGTAAACAGTTCTTGGGTACTCTATAGGAGCTAGCCCTGGGCCTACATCGGAAGAACCTCCCACCAAATACTTTTCAAGAGTAGTTCTTTTTGTTAGTTTTGAACCTATCAATTCTTCGGGTCTTAGTCCTCCAACAGCATCAGATAGCACAGTACCCATATTTGCAATACTTAAAATAGGTCTAGAAATAGCTCCATCTGATGCAATGTCAAATCCTTCTGCCTCTATAGGTATAGCTGCGTATTCTATCTCTGCTCCTAAACCATATTGAGCCCTCCACTCTCTAAAACGAATATTTTCTAAAGTTACACCGTCATATTCTGCCTTTCCAGCGTAAAAATAAGCGAAAGCTCCCTCAGAGTATTCTAACTCATATAAAGTTACAAGGGCAGATCCCGGGTCTTGTAGTTGAGTTGTTTTTATAATATCTGTCATGTCACTGCACCGTTAAAAGTTGGAACATTAATTTTTCTTAAATTTACCGTACAGGAATAAGCACTATTTTCTGTAAAATAAGATTGAGTAAAATCTTCACAAACTACTTGTATTGTTTCTTCTCCTGCTCCTGCGGAGGGTAAGGTTAAAGAAAATGCTATAGTGCCCTCCCTCTCTTGTAAAAAAGAGGTGAGAATGTCTATCTCTTGCCTACTTCTGTTATTAAAATTAAGAGTTAATTTTTCTGTAATCGGATTTAATCCTGCTTTTGCTCTTAGTTCAAAACCCTTAACCTTGTATTGTCTAGCATTAATCTCTATTTTTCTAGATACATTTTTATCTGGGTTTATAAAAGTAGGCGGACTAGTCTCTAAATCTATTCCTAAAGCCATGATAATTCCTTATGGTAATACTAAATAGTTAATACCCTCTGTTCCCGTAGTTACAGTACTTCCACTGTCGGATGCAGAAAATCTTAAGTAGCCCTCTTCTGGGAAAAGAGAACACTCTCCAGCATTTAAAGTACCTTTGAAACAGTCATCTACCCAAGTAACAAGAGTACCGTTTATTCTTACATTCAAAGCATCTTTATTTCTTCCAGAAATAATAAGTAAATTGCTATCAAAAGAACCATCTGAACTACCAGAAGTTCCTATCCTAACCCAATAATCGTCTTCTTTTGTAGCCCACTTTTTGCAATAAACCCCACCATCCATACTATCAGTATAAATAGACCAACCTACAACAGAGTTATAAACCGCCGGTCTTATAGTACCGGTACTAGTTGCTGTAGTAGTAAATATTAATTGATTATTAAGATAATATTTTATATTCCCAGAACCGGTACCTTCCCTATCAATTCTAAAAAACCAACCTCCGGATACTGAGGCTGTAGCTGCGTTACTTACGGTGTCCCCCCCTGTAATAATTTGTCTCTCAATATCAGTACTATTACTTCCTTGAAAGCCTTCTCCAAGTCTAAGTTTGTTAGTTACTCGATTATATGTAACATCTGCTGCTACTGTATGTTGCACAAGACTATTTTCAAGAATTTCTATAGTTAGAGTCGGGCTGTTCAGCCCCCCATCACTAGCAGTTCTTCTAAGTCTAAATCCGTATGTAACATCCCCTAAACTGTCTGGAAAAGAGTTTCCAGCAAAAACAGTCTCTGTCAATCCAAAAATTGTTTGAGTTTCATGTGCTGAAGTATTTTGCAAATCTCCTAATTTTGTAGTACTATTGGTTTGTTGGATAAACCACTCGCTAGAACAATCTCCCGTAGTTGTGTATTCGTCTTTTAATCTGAACCCTGAAGCAAAATCTAGAGTCCAGCCGAAGTTGCTGCCAGCAGAAGTTGTAAAACGAAAACTTGTACCTGTATCGGGCATATGCTCTCTAAGCTGTAATTGTAAATAAGCAAAATAGTTACTGCCACCGGCTATTGCAGTTCCAGAGGTAGTTGTGGATATACCTCCTCCTATCCAATTATCTGATACTAACTCAGCTATATTATCGTATAAGTAACTAGATACCACAGTGGCCCGATAATCATTAGGGTCTCCACATAACCTAGCTTGTGTGCTATTCCCCGCAGTTCCATCATTATCTGTTGCCTGTTTAAATATATAACGTAATGGTTTGGCGGGACTATTTAGTGAAATTGTAGCTCCTGTTAATCCTGTAGTATTTTTTAAAGGGTATGGCATAGACATTGAGTCTATATCGAAAGTCCATTCTTCATTATTGTCATTCCATATTCCTGCCATTACTCCAGTTGTGTGATACTCATTTGCTGTAAAAATCTGAGACTGTATTGCATCATCGAAAGAAATAGTAGTTCCTTGAAATAAGTTATCTTGACTGGCATGAACAGTTTTAGTTTGTATTGAATCTGCAGGTCCTGCCTTAACCCAAGAAGAGCCGTTCCAGCCATATTCATCCCACAACCATCTTCTATAGTTAGTAGGAACCCCATAAGGATCTGCGGCATTTGAAATGTGTCGGGTAGGCCATCTATCGCTTCTAGGATATATCTGCAATCCTCTCCAGTAAAAAGAGTCATAACATCTTGCAACATCATTGAAATCAAGAATTTTTTCATCTGTATAAGTAACATTATCGAAAGGAAAAAAATACATAGTACAATCGTCATCCCAATACCCATAAGCGGTGTGGGGCCAATCTCCCCTAATTAATCCTTCTACTCCGTCGGCTCTTGTAAATGGTATAGGTTTCAATAATCTTGAATATCCATAGTGATACATACCATTTAAACCTCCGTAACTAATTATTAACCCGTGAAAATTTTGAGTTTCAGAAGGTCCCGATGCTGCATAACCTTCTGTACCTAACTTAGAAGTATTTCCTGGATTAGTCATATAAGTTCCTGTTAAACTTCCATAGGTCCATGTAGCTGGTCGTATTGCTGCAATAGTACTAGAATTCGAAGCCATTCTGGTGCTGGAATCTGGTTGTCCAAACGCTTGCCACCATATAGTTCCTGAGGAGTTTACTCCAAATAAATTTCTATATCGTAATATAACGCTAGGATAAATTTCTCTAAAAGTACTTTGTGCTACATCTTGAAAACTACTTGACCAGCTATAACCAATTAAATCATAACTATTATTATAGCCAAATGTCAGAGTTCTTATTCTTCCTATAGATGTTGAATCTGAAACAGGATTCCACCAATACCCAAAAGTTTGAGTCCAACGAAAGCCTGCACTAGAAGCCCAAGCATTATTAGAAACAATAATCCAAAGCCTGTCTTGTGTGGGGTCCGCTATTAGAGCCAGTATGTTGCCCCACTTACTATTTTGTAATTCGCTAATAGTGAAAGTCACTCCCCCGGTAGAGGTATTGTCATATCCTGCCCAAGTAGTTCCCTGATCTGTGGACTTAACAAGGGCGCCTTCAATAATCGCCCAAACAGTTCTATGGGTTCCTCCTATAGAGGTTCCTAGCTCTAAAGTATATGCCTTATTTGTAGGATTAACCGCTAAATCTGCTAATCCAGTTATTCCTGGAGCTATAAGATAAGCTTCTCCTATTTGTCCGGAAGCATAAGAAGCTCCTACAAGAAGTTTTGTGCTTGTTAGAGAAATACTAGACCCGTAAAGACTTGTTATAGGGGAAGTATTCCCAATACCCGTAACAGTTTCTTCCAAAGTGTTTAAGGCAATATTATAAATATAAATATTCCCAGAACCCAATTCAGAAATAGCATATCTTTGTTTTTTAGTGTCTATAGATACTGACCACCCAAAGTTTGTGCTAGAAGGGCTTCCTGAAGTGCGGGTGTCTGACAAGGTTCCTGCTGTAGTGCTGTACACATATACTGCTCCCTCAGAAGAATTAATGCCTGGAGCTCCTACAAGAATAATATCTTCATTTGCTGCTAGTGACTTTCCAAATTCATCTCCATTAGTAGCGCCAGGACTAGTTATTGTAGTTTGTAGGCCAGCATCTGTATAAGTAGTATTTGCAGAAGAGTATATGTATACCACACCTTCATTGTTTCCATTTTTCATGGAAGGGCATCCTACTACAAGTCTTGCATTATTAGTTATAGCTAATACTTCTCCAAAGAGATCGTTGTCTCCTGTAGTATTATCTGGGTTTACTAATGTTTTTTGTAATACTGGGAAACTAAAACCATTAAGATCATAAATATAAACTACCCCAGAGTCTGTATTTAGTGTACTTTCTTCATTTGTTGCAGAAACAGCAACATATTCAGCTACACCGTTTGAATAGACTGCTACTGCGCTTCCAAACCTATCTCCAGCAGTAGTTCCAACATTATTTTCGTTGTTAATAGTCATAACTGGACTAGTGGGGCTACTCGCATCTAAATCATATATGAATACCTTTCCTGATTCAGCATTTGTATCGGCCTTTTTTGGGGCTCCAACAGCAAGAATATTATTTTCTGGAGAAATAGATATAGAATAGCCGAATTCTGTTGCAGTACCTGGGCTAGTAGGGTCTTGCAAAGTATGTATTAGACTTCCTGAAGTATTATAAATATATACATACCCTGGCGCACTTAGAACGCTTCCAGGTGACGAAACTATAAAATAATTCTCATTTGAGCAAGTTTTACTCGCATATAAATCTCCGGCAGTTGGGTGAGGATTAGATAAAGTATTATCAAGAGTAGAAGATTCAAAAGTTGTAGAAAACTGAGCATGTTTTGTAACTATAATCCCGCTTCCTATATTTAACATATTTTGTATTCTATAAATACCGTTAAATGAGTCCGCTATCCACACATCCCCAGAAAGATCGTCTATCTGTAGCATATTTATAGTAGTACAGTCAAAGGCAGGATATGGAGTTACATAACAATGTTTTAAAATTTCGGGAGTATTTGGATCATATATGTATAAGTAAGGTAATCTGTTACTAGGATCTCCAAGATCATTACCCACACCATATATAAGCATTGCATCTCTGCCATCTGATAAAGTAACCTCTAGCCTTTCTTCATATAAGCTAGGGTCTGTGGAACCATTAGTATCAATACTTAAACGATCTAAAGGGCCTCGCCACTGGTCGGTACCTTCTAATACAGAACCTTTGAAAATATTTGACCAATTATTTGTTGAGTTATAATAGCCTGGGTGATCCAAATTTTCATTTCTTGGTGAATAAGTATTGGCAGAAGTTCCTGTAATGTACCTTCTTAAAGCATAATAATCTGCTTTTGTACCTCCAGTAACTGTTCCTGTAGAGGTATAATTTATTCTATATAATTGTGGTAAATAAGATCTATCCATAGAGGAAGAATCTAAATTAATTGTACCAGTAGTGTTAGCAATATTAGTCGCATCAAAAAAAGGCTTAGTTTTTGTGGCGCTATGGGCATATACATTTTGAGTTTTGTTGTCTCCAGGTTTAAGTATATTAAACCAAGTATAATAGTAGCTCGTATTATCATTTCTATTAGTATACGGAAATAAACAACCCCTAATTCTTCCTAAATCAGTATCCAATAAATTTTTTGTATAAGTAAGATATTTAACCTTATAGTACTTATCATAGCGGTAATAATCGGCTTGAGTAGAATAAGAACCATAGTTTGCTGTACTTCTATTCCAGATATTATAATTATCTCCAGTTAAAGGAGTAGTACTAGCAGGACCGTTTAATTCTGCAGGCGTTGGCCAGCCCCCATGAAAACCCCCATCACGAAGACCCGCAAAAGGGAAATTATCTACCATCCCTGAAGTTCGATTTCCAGAGCCCGCGTGGGAGACAGCAGCGAACCAACTATATTTATCCATTGAAACGTTTGACGGTGCTGAAAAAGCTAATTTATAAGAAACTATTAGAGTTTCTGTAGGGCTTTGTACTATTGCAGGAGAAACAGTTGTAAAAGTATACAAAGGAATATGGGTTGAAATACTAGTTATTCTATATCCTGCATGATAATTCTCAATCCAATTACTACTTGGACTATAATAATTAGCTTCAAAACTAGAATTTCTTTGTACGGTTAATCCCAGAGTATTTACAGTAAATGTAGAAACTGGCGGAGCGAATTGCTGAGTTAATCTAATATAATACTCTTGATTAGTTTCATCCCATTGTAGTCTTTCAATTTCTGAAACTCCTGTAATTTTTGCTCCAAATCGTGCAGAATAATC